CCATCTGCTCTGACATGCTGACCGATGACATGATCGGACAGATCACGGACAGGATCATGGACCTGCAGACGGAAGATCAGAAGCATGAGCGCCTTCATGTCCTGGAGCGTCAGCTGGCCGAAGCACAGAAGAGGCAGGAGAAGCTTCTCGATGCTCTGGAGGTGGCTCCGGATGTCAGCGGACTGATTGACCGCATCAAGGCTGTGGATGACGAAATCAAGGGCCTCAAGAGCGAGATCGCCGGCGAAAGCATAAAGCAGCCGATGCTCTCAAGGGATGTGATTCTTTTATGGCTTAATCAATTCAAAAATGGAGATGTGACGGATGCCGAATTCAGATCTCGGCTTGTCGAGACTTTCATTGATAAGATAGAGCTTAAGAATGGCGAGGCTTATATATTTTTTAATGTTACCGGCAGAGATAGGCAAAAAGGTTTGCCTACCATCCGCCAAGTGGACTTAAAAGATTTGTCGGCAAACCTTTTCATCCACCAGGATTGTATCATCTTTAGAATTCGAATTCCAGCATAAAAAAAGCACCTGCAGGAGCTCAAGTCTCTGCAGGTGCTTTTCTATTGTGGCATTGGTGAGCTCGCAGGAGGGAGCCTCCAAGCCTCCAGCCTCCGCCACGCTTATTTCTTCATCATCTGATCCACTTTCTTCTGGATCGCATCATAGTCATATCCGGCGGCAATGAGAGCCTTCTTCCTCTGAGGATTGTTGCCCCACTTGCCCTGGATGACTTCCTTGGCCAGCTCTGTGACCGTTTTCTTCTTTCCTGTGGAAGATACCACACCGGCAATTTCATTCACCTTGGCCTGCACAGCTGCATAGTCATATCCGGCTGCAGTGAGCTTGGCTTTTCTGTCAGCACCATTGCCCCACTTGCCTTCGATGACTTCCTTGGCCAGCTCTTCCACGCTCTTAGGAGCGGCAGCAGGCGCTCCGGATCCGGAAGCGTATGCATCCCACTCTTCTGCAGAGATGAAAGCCTTGTCCAGGTCAAGATTGGAAGCCCAGCCATTCAGTCTGCCATGGCTTGAATACTGATAGATCGCACAGCCATCGCCCCAAGGACCGAAGCCCTTGGCATCTGTCCAAGGATTCTCCTGATAGCCTGTGATCTGATTGTTGGCATACTGAGCGCACCAGAGAGGCACTTCCTTGGCGATTGTTGCCCAGGCTGCTGCCCACTGTCTCACATAGCTCTTGGACATATAGATGAATGGTGTGATGCCTCCGCTCAGCTTCTTGATCTGAGCCAGAAGATCAATGGCATAAGCACAATTTCCAAAGTTTGGATTCTGTTCACCTTCCCAATCGAGGACCAGGATGGCCTTGCCGAGATAAGGCTTCACAACATTGATGAAATGCTTTGCTTCTGCCTCAGCTCCGCCGCCTCCGGCATAATGATAGAATCCTACCTTTTTGCCGAGCTTGAATGCCTGACTTGCCTGATCAGCGAAGGAATTGCTGGTGATCGTTGTCCCCTGTGTTGCTTTGATGATGACAAAATCAAGATCAATCTTGTCGAGCTGGATGCCCTTCTGCCATCCGGAGATGTCGATTCCCTTCATTACGCTTCACCGCCCTTCTTATAGTTCATTGTCGAGATACCCAGGCACACTCCAAGGAATGTGTCGATTGCCGTGAGAGTGCCCACGATCTGCTCCCCATAAGGAAAGCCCCAGATCCCAGCCAGGGCAAAATATAAAGTTGCCACCGCAGGGATGATGATCTGCGTGATATACTTAAGTATGTCATAGACCTTATTGCTCATCTTCATGTCTGATTTCCTCCTATACTTTTTTAATGAGATAATCATCGAGCCTCTTCTTGGCTTCCCTGAGCTCCTGCGTGTTGTTCCCATCTATCGCATGAGCTGTGAGAGCCTGCAAGCTCTCGATGATTACCTGGTTAGTTTCTTTCATGGATTGCTCAAGTGCATCCATGCGCTCATTGTCAGAATCGAAATGCTTGTCACCTTCCTTCAATCGTCCGGTGATCTCATCCACCTTCTCCTCCAGAGCTTTGATTCTCTGATCCTGCATTTTGTTCGGCTCCTTTGCCTTATTCGCCAGATTGATGATGACGCTGATCGCTCCGGACACTGTGATGATTGCACCACAGATCACAAGGATGAGCTGCCAAACCTCAGCAGGTGTCAATCCTATAGGCTCATTCATTCTCCGGCTTCCTCCTCTTCATAAGGCTTGCCGACAATCTCCTCGAATTCCTCCGCTGTGATCCAGGCATGTACCACGGCCATGCGGACGCGATATTCATTCCAGAGCTTCCTTGCATAGTAGCTCTTTACAAGTGCAAACTTAGGGCTGTGCTGTTTATTCTTTGCCATCTTCTCAACCTCCTTATAATTCGATGTCAGACATCAGTGCGATGAAATCAATGTCAGAGCGAAGCTTTGCATTCGCAACCTCTTCCGCAGTCACATCTCTCAGGATGAACCAGGTGCGGCCATCAGCGTGCTGGACGCACTGCACGAGAGCCATCTGCTCATGCTCTTCTCCATTGATCACTACCGGAGAGAGACCGTCAGCAAAGGTGTCCTCCGTCAGCTTCTCAGGTGAAATGTAATTGTTACCGTTGAGCTCTAAGCCTGTGAGCTCTGTGCCGTTAGATAACGCAATCGTGATATTTTCCATGTGATCTCCTTTCCGAATAGATCTGTGTAAAGATTATTTATGCCCTGGATCTGCATCCTTGACATCACTTTGTAGTTGAGGACCATCCAGCTCTTGAAAGCATTCTCCACTTCCTCATCGCTCATCCTTCCGGCCATGAGTAGTCGCTTGTATGCCTTCAACCTGTGCCGCTCTCTTGTGACAGCCTCAGGATTGATCCTTTTGACCAGCTTGCCGGTCTCCGTGAGACGATAGCTGATCTGCAGGTGCTTGAATGGCTCATCGAGCTTCGCAATGTGCGTCTTATTCGGATGCACTGTCAGCTTGCACTTCTGAGCCTCTATTGATATGCCCTCGGTGAGCTCCTGCAGGAATTCCCTGCTCGGACTGATGCAATAGAAATCATCTGAATATCTGCCATAAAATCTCTGGCTTCTCACTGTTTTCACATAGTTGTCGATGCCATGCGCAAAAGTGATTCCGACATTCTGAGAGGGCTGGCCACCGATATTCACTCCCACACCATCGCCCAGGATGGTCTCAAGGAGCCATTCGGTCTGATCCAGATCTTCCTTGGAGAGCTTTCCGCTTTTCTCCAAGAGCGACACGAGCATCTCTGTGGCAAGTGCCGCATCGATGCTCGCATAATAGCTCTTGAAATCTCCCAGGAGGATGAATCCCTGATTTCCATTTTTTCTGTAGTATTCATGAATGTGCTGCTCGAATCGTCTCCGGTGAAAAGCTACACCTTTGCCTTTTCTGCTTGCCCCATTGTCATGTATCAGATAAGGATCCAGAAGAGGCGAAAGCACATTGTCACATAGGACATGATTGACCGTTTTATCCGGACACGGAATGCTTGTGACCACTCTTCTTTTTCCTCGCTCCCGAATAACAAAAGTTTTTCCGCAATCTGGCGAATAGCTCCGCTCCTCCATCTGCTTCTGGATCTTTGCCGTCTCCAGCAAATGATTCATCTCGAAGAGATGTGTCGCGTGCTTCCAGGGAGCACCTTCCATCGCCCTGTCACCAGCCTCATAGATGAGGTTTGCATCTGTATAAATTCCCATAAATTAAAAACCACGCTGAGAGGATCACCAGCCTTGGCTGGATCCGTCATGGCCGCTATTTACCTTTGCAGGAAGGACAGCTCCTCCTTTCCCATTGTCGCATCTGGACATTAGCCCCTTGATGCGTCTGTGAAATCCCGGCGGACACCGTTAGCGTTAGAAGCGCTGTTGTTGTTCGCATTGCCGTTGTTGTTCACATTGCCGAAGTTGGCTGCACAATCAGGAGCTGCCCTATCTTTGAGATTCTTAAGGAATCTGTTGTCCGATTGCCTCAGGCGCTTGATGAGATTGAATTCCTTTTCGATCTCCAACACGATCTGTGTATATCTGTTTTTATCTGCTGGGACCATCTCCACAATCGCCTGGAGCTCATCCTGGAGCATATTGCAACACTCAAGAGCCCTGTCCATCTGCAATCGTCTTTCGGTGAATTCCACCATATAATCCGGCCAGATAGTGTTGGCCGCTCTCAGATGAGCACTGATGCCCTGGACAAGATTCAGGACACGCTTGCGCTCTTCCTCGATGAGCCATTCCGGCATCGTGTTGTTTTTAGTTCCGAAATCGGTGAGAAGCTCCTTGACGATCATCTTTCTGAGCTTATAAGCCACATGCTGAGCCTCAAGTCTGCTCTCGCCTCTTTCACTTTTTCGGACACCAGACATCTTTTGTCATCTCCTTATCCATCGGGCCCACAAGGGGCCCGGATTTATGATTTCTTGATCAGGAAAGCCCGGCGGACACCGTCAGCGTTATAAGCGCCGCTGCTGCCCGCATATACGATGCTGTTCACAACGCCGAAGGAGGCTGCACTTGCCACATCATCTGTCCACCACCAATCACGAGCATCTGTCTCAGCATTTCTCGCGATAATGGTCTCAGGCATTGCCTGGAAGAGTGCGAGCTGTCTCACACGGTTTCCGCCGTTGTACATCTCGCCTGTGTTTCCTGTAAACTGCAGATAATGGCCAAAGACCATCGGCATATTCATGAGGAAGCTCTTCTTTCCTGCCCATGCCCAGCCGGAAGGCATTCCATTGGCAACAGCATTCGAGAGGAGAAGTCTTGCCTCAAGGATGTGATCAGCGCCAAAATCCGCCTCAAGCTCACTCTGATGAGCAGGGAGATAAGTGGTGTAGATCAGAGAGCTTGTTGCTCCGCCTGTGGTCACGTTTGTTGTCTGATGCTGCTGATGACCATTGATCTCATCTTCGATGACAAGCATGTGGTGATCAGTCATCTCTGTGTCACCATGCCCGAAGAAATAATCTGCATCGGCAAAGAAGTATTTTCTGCCAGATGGTGCTGTGTAATGCATCCCGACATGAACAGCATCAAAGGATCCATCTCCGATGCTGTCCCACATCTCTTCTGTGATCTCTGTGATCTCTTCTCTGAATGCAAGCCTGTTGGCTGCACCCGATCCGGATCCGAAGATCTGTGTCAAAAGAGCTCTGTGGGAATTTGCGTCAGCTTCATTGTCCAGAAGCATATTCTGGACAGCTCTGTTGATGGGAGAGCTGACCTGTCCCATCTGTGAAAGTCTCAAGTCCGCCATTCATTCATCCTCCTTATGCGTAATTGAATTTTATTGTCTGGCGCACAGCCAGAAGGTCACCATCTTCATTCACGATCAATCTGTCACCGGAATTGTTGATCGCAAGCCCGGAATCAATCGCCAGGGAGCCCTTGGCCATCTCGGCCTTCATCGCTTCCTGTGCCTCTGCCACGGAGAGCTCGATCTCTTTGATCACTGTGGTAGCTCTCCAATAGCCTGCATCAAAGCCTCCACCGATTGTCTCTGTGGTGCACTTCTGCAGTGTGTTGTCATGGATGCAGTATTCTTTCGGCTCATAGATTCTCTCAGGATCATATTCATCCGGGATGCCGATCTGAGCTCTCAGTCTCTGTATGGCCAGAGCGAGCTGTCCGGCAGGCTCAGGATCAAGAAGATCCTTCACATCATCCCACCAATCCTCAAAGCTCTGCTTCTCATCAGCTTCCCAGCCTTCAAGAGCCGCCTTGAATGCTGCCTCATAGGTCTCAATGTCCTCAACATAAGCATCATAATCATCAGACACCTGCTGCTTATAGTCAGCCATGAATGCATCCAGCTGAGCCACAAGAGTTGCCCAATCGATCTGGCTGACAGTGCCCTCCACGATTCCGCAGAGATCTGTGTTGGTGCGTCTGTCTGTGATATTCGCCTGTGAGATTGTTGTCATGCCCTTTGTCACGGATATATCCGCAAGAGCCAGCTCATAGGTGTCTGCTGTCCTTGTCAGCGCCACCGGCTGAGGATCAGCCGAAGGAGTGCCCTGGAGAACATCCAGCACCATCTGTCTGTTGGTGAGATCCCATCTGAGGACAACTCTGTCGATTCGTCCCAGGGAGCCATCTCCGATGGCGATTGTGATCACATGATCGTCCTGATTGCGGAAGGCATAGCCATTGATGAATCCGAATCCGGCTTTGACCGCCACATTCATCGCTCCGTTGGCCATAACCATCAGCCCATTTGTAGGCTTAGGAAAGACACCATTTCCGATGAAAGTGGAGAAATACCATGCCCAATCCTCTGCCTTATAGACACGATCATGGTCAATGCTGTTGAATGGTAAATAATTAGCCACTCTTTTCACCTCGCTTTCTTAATCTTATCCAGAAGAGTGGGAGCTGATTCTCCGAATGTGGCCTCGATCAGCACTTTTCCGCTCTCGAATGTCTGTGTTATCGCTGTGATCCTGGAATTGATTGTGATTCCCCATCGTTTTTCGATGCAGGTCACACGATCGCCCAGGTCAAAATCCTCTTTATATCTCAGATTGCTCATCACATTGATGGAGCTGTTGAAAGTATAGTTTTCTATTCTCTGAGCCAGCTCCGTGTTGCCTCTTGTGGCCAGCATAGCTCTGTATGTTGCAACAGGAATGTCCTGCTGCTCTCCCTGGCTATTCTCAGCCGTGCGCTGGATGTCTGATGCATCGATGAGCACCTCCATCAGCTCATATCCGGAAGCACCATCCTCATCGACCTCGACAACCTCCTGCTTATTGTTGGAATCTGCAGCGCCTCTCACAAAAGCGTGATTCTTTACATTTGAGGTGTCATCCTCATATTCCTGCTCATTCACATTGTCGAAATCCCTTGAGAAGATACAAGGCGGATTTCCATCTGTGTTGCCCGATGTCAGATTCTTTCCATCATAAAGATAGAATCCGAATTGCTTGAGCCTCTCGCAGATCAAAAGATCATATCCGATCTTGCCCTGCTGGCATACATCTCTGACCTCATCTCCAAGAGCTTTGAGCTCCTCATTGGAGTATTCTGTGGAAGCTCCTCCCAGATCTTCCTGGGCGAGCATCACGAGCTGAGGAAACTTCCTCGAAGCTGTTGCTCCGGAGCCGATATTCCTCTCGATGAGCTTGTTGACGATCTGCTGACAGGTGCCGGTGAGCTGGATCTGTGGATTGATCACTCTCTGATTCAGCCACGATGAAATAATAGAGCCACGAGCTTCAATCTGCTCCTGGCCCTTTTCATCCTTGGCATATCTCACATAATTGATCTCAGCTCCCCTCCTCCAGGTGTTCTCATCCTCATCCACATAATCAATATATTCATCATGCTTCACAAGGATATTGCCAACTTGCAGGAGCTCTCTGTTGTTTTCTGTCATAGGAGCGAGAAGCTTGACCTCGCCCACAGAAAAATATTTGATCGTCCAGATGAGACTTGTCATCTCATCGATGAGGCCCAGGGCATTCAGTTCCTTGTCAAAAACTCTCACATCCATAGGCTATACCCCCAGATACTTCTGTGCGAAGTACACTGTGACCTCAAGATTGGAGAGCCCATCATCTGCATCATAGCGGAATGTGTTGTCACCGATGTCCAGCTGCAGGAATGTCGAATCAACATCCATGTATCTGTAGATGTTGGTCTCCACACCGTTTCTGGTGAGGATGATGCTCTTCGCTCCATAGCTGGTGTCGATTGTGATCACATCTCCGCCCTGCATTGTATAGTTGAGCTTCATATATTCTCTTGTGGCCACGTTGAAAAGCTGAGGATTCTGGAGCTCTCCAAGAGCTCTGAAAACAATTCGCATTCCTGTGGCGATGTGTCCGGCATTGTAAACTGTTACGATGACGGATTCCTCATGATGCCCGAAGATCATATCCTGCGGATCATCCTTGTCAATCTCACAAGGGAATTCCCAATCGCCAACCCATGTGGCAACCTCTTCTCTGACCTCTGCCTCATCTCTCCAGAATGGATCCAGGCATCGGAAGAGGATGGAAAACTCTTCGGAGATATTCGGATGCGAAAATCGAGGAGTTTCCTTGGCTTTTGCACCGATTTTCTTGATATAATCGCCATACTGATAGTAGAGCGTGCCCAGGAGATCCGGATTGAGGATCCTGACCGCTTCTCTTCTCAGCCTCAGCTGTGTGTCCTTGTCCGGATCTTGGATCTTGCCGGTGATCTCGATGTCACGAGGCTCGATTCTGTTGCCCACGAGTGTGTCACCATGCTGTCCCATGGATCCGGTGGAATAAATTGTGTTTGTGATGTCCGAGATGCCGGAGACATCCTTCTGGACATTCACATGGTATTTTGAGCCAATTCCAAAGGTGATGCTCTCACCTCTGGAATTGACATATTTCAATGATTCATACTGTTTCATGTCAGCGCCCTCGCAATCTGTTTGAATTCATAGGCTGCTGCCTTCTGCTGTTCGGAATAGCTTGTCTCGTTGGCATTGATGGTCTGATTGACTGTGATCGGCTTCATGCCCTGATCTACAAGCTGGCTCATAAGACTAACCATCTGAGCGAGAAGCTGTGCGGAAGCTCCTGCACCGGATTCCTCTCTCACGATCTGTCTCAGATCATCCAGAGCTCCAACAAACTCAGGACGCTTCTCTCCTACACCGATGATGGAAGGGCGGTCAAAAATACCACCTTTGTCATACCATTCCACAGAGAAGCTAGGGAGCGAACCTTTGCCACCAATACCATAAGGAGCCTCACCACCGCTCACGGAGATGTGAGGGAGCTTGATGTCCAGCTTCAAGCTAATATCGAAAAGCTTCTTGATCTTCTCGATGATTCCGGAGATGGTATCATGCGCCTCCTGGATCTTCGATGTAAAGCTGTTTTTGATCTCCTGCATCTTGGATGACACCGTGCTTGCGATAGAGCCGAGCTTCTCAGAGAAAAATCCCTTGATCGATTCGAGCTTCTGGCTCACATTTGTCTTGGCATCCTCCATCTTATTCTGGAAATGCCCCTTGATCTCAACCATCTTCGTGGAGACCGTGCTGGCCGCCGTGGCCATCTTCGTTGAAAAGAATGTTTTCACATTCTCAAGCTTGGTGCTGACATCATTCTTGACATCGTCCATCTTGGTCTGCACTGTTGTCTTGATGTTCGTGAAGTTTGTTGTCGCTGTCGAGAGAGCTGCAGAGAGCTTCTCATTGAAGTGAGCCTTTACATTCTCAAGCTTCTCAGAGACATTGTTTTTCACATCTTCCATCTTGGTCTTGACTGTATTCAGCACATTGGAGAGCTTTCCGCCGGTCAGGTTATCCACGAAAGTGAATCCGGCTGTGTAGTAGCCTTTGATACCCTCCATGGTAGCCGCAACAGCACCCTTGAGACCGCCTCCGTGCTGGTCATAAGCCGTGCGCATATTGTTGAGCTTCTCGCTCATGGTGTCCTTTGCCGCCTGCCATACGGTGCCAACCGTCTGGCCTATTGCGGAATTGGCAATCGCTGATTTCATGTTATTCCATTTCTCAGTGACCGCTTCCTTCATGGCTGTGACCTTCTCAGAGACAGCCTGCTTCATGTTCTCCCATTTCTCTTTGATGGCTTTGCCGATCTCCTCGGCTTTTGCCTTGATGGTGTCCCAATTCTTATATAGAGCCACACCGATTGCGATGACCGCCGCAATGGCAGCGATCACAAGTCCGATCGGGCCTGTCATCACAGAGATTGCTGTGCCAAGTGCCGGAGCCAAGGTCATGATCGTGCCGATCAGGGAGATGACCTTGCCCACAATAATCAAAAGCGGACCGATGGCAGCCACCACAAGTCCGACCTTTGCAATCATTTCCTTCTGCTCATCAGATAAGCTGTTGAACCAATCCACAGCCTTCTGAATAGCATCGGCTACCTTCTGGATCGTAGGAGCCAAAGCTTCGCCCAGAGATGTTGCTGCAACATCGATGGAGCTCTTGAGCTTCTCAATGGATCCACCGAATCCGGACATCATCGCCTGGGACATCTCTGCCGTTGTGCCTTCTGTCTCCAATGCCTTGGAGAGCTCTGAAACATCACCAGGAGCCGAATTGATGAGAGCCAGCCATGGAGCCATCTGATTCTTTCCGAAGATAGCGGAAGCCGCTGCGATCTGTTCTGATTCGGACAGCTGGCCAAAAGCATCATGGAGCTCTCTCTGAATCGTCACAGAATCCTTCATCGATCCATCAGAATTGGTGACAGAGATTCCGAGCTGCTCCATCATCTCAGCACCTTCCTTGGCCGGAGACACCAGCCTTGCAAGTCCGGTCTTTAATGAATTAGCCGCCTTGTCTGCATCAATTCCGTTGTTGGCCATAACTCCCATATAGAGAGCGGCATCATTGACTGTGTAACCTGCAGCCGAGAAAATAGGTGCAGCCACAGACATTGCGCTCGATAAGCTGTCCACATCCAATGCCGAATTATTGCAGGCATTGGCGAAAACATCTGCATATTTGGCCGCATCATCAAAGCTTCCATGGAATCCATTGATTGTGGCCACAAGTCCGGCAGATACTGTGTCCAGATCTCCACCTTCGCCTGCTGCCAGATTCATGGAAGGAGCCAGAGCTGCTGCCGCCTGCTCTGCTGTAAGACCAGCACGAGCAAAATTCAGCGTTGCTGTTGCTGCATCATTCATTCCAAAGGTGGAATTCGCTGCAGCATCCTTCATCGCCTGATTCAGAAGATTTGCCTGCTCTTCCGTGTTGCCCATGGTGGCATTTGTCAGCTGCATGGTCTTGTCAACCTCTGCAAACTTAGCAACACCGACAGAGCCAACAGCTACCAGAGGAAGCGTGACATGAGTGGTCAGATTCTGCCCCACCTCGGAGATCTTCGCTCCCACATCCTTGAGCTTCTCGCCCACTGCAGCGACCGCCTGAGCTCCTGCAGATCCGAAATTCTTTGATTCCTTGTTGAGATCCTTAAGCTCCTGCTCGCACAGGTCAATCTGTGTCTGGAGCTCTCGATATTCCCTGGAATTCTTATCTACTCCCTGAGAATCAAGCTGAGCCTGTGCCTGCTTCATCGCATCCAGCTTCGTCTTGGTGTCTGCGATCTTATCATTCAGAAGCCCCTGCTTATCTCTTAAGAGATCAATATTCGTGGGATTGACCTTGAGAGCCTTCTCCACGTTTTTCAGCTCTGTCTGCGTCTGCTTAATTGCTCTGTTGGCGGAATTCAGAGCGCTGGACAGCTTCGTGGTATCAGCACCGATCTGAATTGTGATTCCTTTAATTGTTCCAGCCACTCATTTCACCTCCTAAAATGCATCAAAATCGGCTTGATTAGCCCTTCGAGATGTCACTCTTTCACCGGTCTTTTTGTCTACCTTTCCGGAATCCTTGTGCATCTCATTCCACTCGATGATGTAGTCCACCCACATGCCGAGTGTCATATATTCAGTATCTTGCATCCGCAGGCCTCTGGAGAGACCTGCCACAAGAATCTTGTCGATTGTTATTTCTCCGCTTTCTCCTCCGGCTCCTCCTTGAGTTCCTTCGGAGACGGAGTTTCCAAGTTTTTTGATGTAAAACATGATTCGATCGCATCCGGGATCAGCTCTGTCACAATGGTGAGAGCCTCGAAATCATCTCCGAATGACTGAATCCAAGTGATCGGATCCGGGAGATTCTTATCACAGAGCTTTGCCATCGCCCAGGCAACCTGAGTGATTCCTGTGAATCCCATTTCCTCATAGAGGATGATGGCCTGCTCTTCTGCCTGCTCATCGTTCTCTGCAGGCTTATCAGCTCCCAGAAGCATGATCTTTTTGATTGCCGGCATGAATATCTTTGCCGGATCTGCACCGAATTGGCTTTTATATGCGAAAGCCCACGCAAAAGATGTGGAGAATTGCACCTGCTTATCTCCGAATGTTAGTGTCTTAACCATAAAAATTTCCCTCCTGCTGCATCGCTCCGGCGATGCTGATTGCTATTCCAGCGGCCATGATCGGAGTGACGATCAGCGCCGCCATAATTAAAATGATCATTCCGCTCCTCCTATCGAAAAATAAGCGGCACCCCGGCGAAGGAGTGCCGCTTTTGGCCAAAAGTATGCTCTTTTAAGGTGTGATCGTCTGATCTGCCTCGTAAGGTGTCGCACCATACCAGATGGCATAAGCTGCATCGCCTTCCTCTGCACGAGCCTTGACATTGCTGTTGTCAAGTCTAGGCATAGCGGCGAAAGAGAGCTCCTGAGTGTTAGGTGTGACGCTGTCCTCTTTGGTAGAAGATCCAACAGAGGGACGAGTTGCCTTGCAGCGATAGAAAAGATGTCTCCTCTTAGCTGCATCGCCCTTGAATTCGAATGCGATTGCGAATTCCAAAGGCTCAACATCAGAATTCTCGATGTGCGCACCGTTCTTGTCCTTGGTCTCCAGCATGATGGTCTCAAGGAATGCATCAGGCAGATCTGCCAAAGTGATGCTTCCAGAATAGCCATTGTTTGCTGTGCCCTGATAATAGACCTTATCATCCGCATAAAACGGATCAGAAGATCCCTCAGCATCGAGGGAGAGCTCTGTCGCACCAGGAAGATTGATGATGTCGCCATAAGTAGGCACACCTGCATCGCTGGTGGAAGTGATAGGCCATACATGAGCATTGCTCAAGCCGTAAGTGATTTTATTAGCCATTGTGCTACCTCCTTAGCAATAAAAAACTGTTTGATACATTTTCTCGGATTCGATCCAGGTGGATTCTCCGCCGGACCACACAATCTCATATTTCTTGAAAAGTGCGATCAGCTTGTCCTCTGTCACGAGATCCTTTGTCTTTGTGTAGAGCTCCACCGCAAAAGTCGGATGCCACTCATACACCTTGTCATCCGCCAGGAATCTGTCCTTGCCCATCTCAAAATAGGCGATGTATTTATCCCCTTTTGGCGGATTCTTAAATTGATAATACGCAAATTCGATCCCCAGCTCCGTGAGGATCAGATTGATGAGATCATAGCTCATAGCTTCATCCCCTCCACTTCTCTGACGAATTGCTGGGAGACACTGTCATTGACAGCGCCTATGTGCGGAAATGCTTTGGAGCGCCTTCCGGTGCCGGCGATGATGTGTCCAAACTCAAGAAGATGTGTGAGCTGATAGTGCTTGGCATTGTGGATCGTGTAACCCTGCACACCCAGCACATTTCCCTCTTTCTTCTTCGTCCAGCTCTTCGCATAAGATCCCGGAGGATATTTGCGATTGTAGCCATCCGCTCTCACAGGAGAGCTTGCTTTCAGCTGTTTCACACCATCATTGGCCGCCTTCTCGGCTGCCTTGTTGCATTTCTCGATGACTTCATGATTCATGGCATCAATTTCTTTCCGGATCGCATCGCCCAGCTCATCAATCCGGATGATTGTGCCGCTCATGAATTCACCCCTATATTCTTGCGATAATAGAGCTCGATGCCACCATCGTCTGTCGGATAAGTGCGATATATTGAATATCTCACTCCCTCAAGCTCAAGAAGCTCCTCGCCCTCATAGTCTGCGGAATCTCTCAGAAAAGCCATTCCCTCGGGATTCAGTCCGGTCTGTGCAGCCATTGACCACTCCTGTCTGGAAATGCCGTGGAGTGTGGCGAGAAGCGTCCTGGTCACTTCCTCTCCTTCGAGCTGTTGCCCGATGGCATCGGTCTGATATGTAGTTTTGATCAATCCGATGTCAGCCATTCTCTCCATCTTCTGCTTCCTCCTTGTTGTAGTCACCGCACAATGCCAGCGCCGCCTTCAAATGCTCATAGGCCTTGCCGAATCTCTCAGCATTCGCATCATATCCGAATTGGCTCTTGAGATAGAGCTTGATGGCCTGCTGGATTGCCTGGTCCTCTACATCT